CTACCATCAGCTTTAAGAAACTCAGAAGAAGCACCTCCAGATTTAACTAAAGATGTAGCTGTAAGAGTTCCTACAGAATTAATATTATTAGATTGTGCATCTAAGTCTCCACCAAGTTGAGGAGTAGTATCATCTACAATATCTCCTCCACCTAAAAACTCACCAGCATCTACTTTTTTAAGTTCGGAGTCTGTAGCATCCCAAATTAATAAATAGTCTGCATCTACGCTTGTAACTTCAGTTCTACCGCTAATTAAACTAGGTTCTACATTAAATTCGGTACCTTGTAATGCTATACCTGTTCCAGCAGTATATTCTGTATTAGTATCTGTGTTTACAACAGATTCTGTTTCTGTAGTGATGCCTATTACATGACCATTACTATCTAATAAAATATCTTGAATATAAGTTCTACCGCTATTATCCGAAGAAGAGGCAGCTGATGCTATAGTAGGATGTTCGGTTAAATAAGTTTGTAAATCTACTATCTGAGATTCTGTTAACTCTAGAGCCCCAGAATGCTGTATAACAGAACTTTCAGTAATGTTGATATCAGGAACATTTGCCCATGTTACCACTGAAGACAAATCATTACTTTCAGAAGTCAAATAAGATTTCAGATCAACAACTTGAGATTCTTTAATTCTGAATGCTCCAGTGTGTTGAACCACAGAGCTTTCGGTAATATTAATATCTGGGACATTTGCCCATGTAACTGCGGAAGATAAATCATTTGTCTCAGTAAACGATGTTAAATAATTTTGCAAATCTACTATTTGAGACTCTTTAATCCTAAAAGAACCAGTGTGTTGGACAACAGAACTTTCTGTAATGTTAATATCAGGGACATTAGCCCACACTACTGCTGAAGATAAATCGTTTGTTTCTGTGAACGATGTTAAATAGTTTTGCAAATCCACTATCTGAGATTCTTTCAGACGTAAAGCACCAGAATGTTGAACTACAGAGCTTTCGGTAATATTACTATCTGGAACATTGACCCATACTACTGCTGAAGATAGATCATTTGTTTCGGTAAATGATGTTAAATAATTTTGTAAATCTACTATTTGAGATTCTGTAAGTCTTAATGCTCCGCTATGTTGAGCAACAGAACTTTCCGTGATATTAGCGTCTGGAACATTTGCCCAAGTCACAGTAGCAGATAGGTCATTAGTTTCGGTAAATGATGTTAAATAGCCAGCAGAATCTACTTCGCTTTGGTTTGCCAGCTTACTCCAAGCTCCAGCATGAGCGAAATACACAGCACCATCAGCGTGACTATGTGCTATTGCTCCATGATATGTAGTAGCACTTGGAAAAGCAGCCTGATTAGCATAATAAAAAGGAATAACACAATTAGTAGTCGTAGTATTTCCTCTAGCTGTGACTGTTGCAAGAGTATCCGTTTCTATAAGGGCTCCTGTTTCTGTCCCTGTACTAATACCTATCACATGACCATTAGGGTCTAAAATAACATCTTGAATATATGTACGACCAGTATTATCTGATGAATTTGCTGCTGATATATTCGGGTGAGACCGTAAGTAATCTAGTCCACTACCTATAGGAGTTAAAGCGTCCCAAGCAGTAATTCCATCTCCTATTTTTAAAATATTATTAGTAGTATCAAATCCTGGTTCACCTTGTGATAATATAGGATTACTGGTCCAATCTGTCCCTCTTCTTAATTTAATTAAATTATTAACTGGCATTATTTTATCCTATGTTGTGTATATTACGGTGATCCACCATCGATGACACTATGATAAATATAGACAGGATTACTTGTTTCAGTACCTGCTATACTTTGCATTCCACTAAGTGCAACAGGTTTATAATCAGCTATATAATTACTTAATCCAATAATATCACTAGCATAAGCAACAGTAGAAGAGTATCCTGTTTGTATTTCAACAGTACCTATAACTGTACTAGTAACCTCTAAATTTTCAGTATTATCTTCTGTAGAAGTTTCAATCTCTAATGTAGTAGTTACATCCGAAATCTCTAAAGTAAAATCACTCATTAGGTATTACACTCCAAGGCCGTACTAGATTTACTGTAACGTTTCTGTATACTTACAGTACCATATAATAATCTAATTACATATTTACCACCTTGATTATAATGATCTTCATCAGATTGTAATTCTAGATCATATTTTGCTGTATTAAAATCAAATCCATTCGTAGTACCAGCAGGAAATAATAGATTAATTTTACCTGAAGGTCCTTCTATATTAAAATCATAAGAAGTTTTATTCGTATTAGAACTATCAAAAGTTTGTGTAGTATTAGCACTAGTTTTCCAAATAAGTCTAGCACACCAATCAGTTAAATCTATAACGGCTCCAGCACTGTCCTTATAAATCAAAGACATTTTGAATGATGAGCCTTGTTCAATCTCAAAATTGTAAAGACTTGCTCCCATAATAATTTACCTTTTGTAGAGTTAGTATACTTATAAGATACACCCGAGCATAAAAAAAGCCACCCATTTGGTGGGCGGCTTTTCCTATTAACATCTATAAAGATAGATTATAGAGAACCGAGAAGAACTCGTCTGTTATCAAGAACAGCAAAGCCTTGCTCAGCCCAACCGTAGAAACCAGCTCTCTTCTGACGATGAAGAGTATCGTCTTCGTAGATCTGTACTGGTTCACGCACTGGCATGATGAAGCTGTCTCTCTTACGAAGATCAAGACCAACAACAATTTCAGTGTTGTGACCAGAAGGCATACCAGCAGCTAAAGTAGTGCTGTAGAAATTCTGGTATTCTTGGCCATTGCCAAGCTCGTCTAGATCATGCAAGTTAACACCGAAGACTCTATTGACACTGCCATCAGCAGCGGTATAGATTTCACGACGAGTAACTTCATCAACCTGATCAACACCCCAGTTACGAATGTCTTCCATAGCTTCTGGAGAGACATACAAATCAGTGAGAGCGCCTCTGTTGTTGCTAGCAGAGTTGCCACCACCATTACGACGCATGACAGTCTTAAGAAGAGAAACAAGTCTCTTAGTGAACTGGCCACTAGCTGCATCGCTATCATAAACAACGATGTTACGATCAACACCAGCTGCAAGCAGCGTGTGCCATCCATCGTCATTCATCTTCTTGACAAAGGAAGCTTCGAGAACTTCCATTGCACGACCGACTACGTCCCAACGAGCATCACGGGCATACTTTAAGAGATAGTCGATGCTTGCACCGATATCAAAAGTAGGAACCATGACGTAATCGCCTTCGACGTGACGTTCTGGAATATAGCCATGATTAGGAACAGTATAGGCAACAAAGTCCTTTTCTGTACCTGGGGCTAAGAAATCAAGTGGGAACTCAGGAGTAGCACTTGCGGCCAATTGAATTGGCTCGAAGATACCATCGAGGATATTACCACTAAGTACACCTTGACGGAGTGGCTGCTCAAGCGCTTTTGCAAACTCTGCATTAGCTGCGAGAGAAGTTTCTCTGTGCTGCGAACCAGATTTGACTAAAAGATCAGTCAATTCTGGAGTTGGTTGAAATGCTTTAGTTTCTGCTGACATGTAATTATCTCCCTTTTTAAAGTTAAGCAATGTTAATAGCGACTTTGGCGAAGCCGTCTGAATCTTTACTACTCAAGAATGTACCAACTCTGGCACCGCCGCCAGTAGTTGAAATGTTACCGTTGTTATGAACAAAGGCACCGGAACCTGCAGATGGAACTGCACCGGAATCAATGTTACTTGTGGTAACTTGACCAAGCTGTAGCAAAGTAACTTTGCCACCCTTTTGAACTTCGTCCTTATGCCAGTTAATATGCTGGCGAGTAAGGTCGAGGTCAACAACATCATTAACAAGAATGCCAACAGGATTAGCATTTGCTAAGGCTGCAGTGTATTCAACAACTGCACTTGAATCATCCATAGAAACGCCTGATCCAGCAGTCTTCACAGAAGCAACACCACCACGAGTAGCAATTGCGTCTGAAAAGAAAGATACATCAGTTTGAGTTTCGATACGATCTGGTTTTAGAGCCATGTTTTATCTCCCTATTTTGAGGTGTTACCGAGTCTAGCACTTACAAATTCTACAAGTTCTGCGCGAACACTAGCTTCTGCTGATTCTGTTTCTGTTTCGTCACTTCCGACGCTCAGATCAACGGTTTCTTCAGCTTCAACTTCTTCTAAAGCTGATTCAGCTTCTCCAATTTCGTCTGATTCTGAAGCCTTTTCTTTTTCTTCTTTCTCTTTCTTCTTTTCTAAAGCTTCTTTAAGAGCTGGTGGCATTCCTGCCGCTTCAGCATCTTCTTTCTTAGTAGCTTTATCTTCTTCTTTTGGCTTCATAGTCGCAAGAAGTGAAGTCATAGATTCAAAGGATTCATCATCGAGACTTTCAAATTTCTCAACAGCAGCGGAAGCAGCGTCGTCATCGAGACCCGCTTCAACCAAATTGGCTTTTCTTTTAAGAGCCTTTTCTTTCTTGGTCGCTTCTTCTTCCTTCATCTTATAACCAGCGATAACTTCGTTGGCTTCTTCAAGAGAGGTCTGTGCGGCCTTAAGAGCTTCTTCTAGCTCTGTCTTGCTTGCTAATACTTCTTCAAGCTCAGACTTTGATTTTTCTTCTTTTGTAGCCATTTCTTTGTCTTTCTTAGCTTTCTCTTCATCCATTTTCATGGAGAGAGCTTCTAGCTCTTCAGACTTGGCTTCTAGCATTTCGTCTTTTTCTTTCATAGCTGCCTCTAGGGTTTGGTTGGTTTTCTCTAGTTCAGAAGCTAACGTTTTTGCTTCTTCAGTATGTTCACAACTAGCTGCAACAGTGTCTAACTTATCACTAATTTCTGCAACTTGTTTTTCGATATTTTCACTCATAATGATATTCTCCGTGTCTTCGCTAGTTATGGGCTTATTATGTACTACACCTGAATTAGATAAATTGTCATTTTTTTCTTCTAATAAATCGTCAATTAATTGTCTTTGAAATATTATACTATCTGGATTTGCTGGTTTGTCAACAAAACCTTTACCACTAAATGTGATACTTCTCAAAACTCTACCAAGTTTATATTGATCTTGTTCACCAGAACCACCATAGGCTCTGAGATGTTTTGTGAGATAAGCTGTCTCTTCATTACGAGCTAAAACTTTGTATTCATTTGTAATTTTATTTGTTAAGCCATAATCAAAACCCTTAAAATAACACTCCATACTAACATATTTCGTGCCATTTTCAATCTCAGCAATCAATCTTTCTGCTCTCTCTTTAAGTTCAGGAGTACTATAGGCTTTATATATAACCGATCCAGTAACGATATGAAATTTTTCTGGTAAATCATCCATACCAATATCTTCAGCGATAGTTTTACCTTCTGTATCAATGGGCCAATTAGATGTAATATGACCAATAATTGTATTTTCGTCATGTTCTAAATTAGTAGGCTTATCTTCTGGAGTAGCCCTAGCTGCCCAAACTTCAGCCTTATCAAAAATATCATCATTTCTATTCCAGGAAGAACTCACTAAAATAGACTGAACATAATATAAATCAGCATCACTAACAGATGCAGCTACTTTAATTTTAGATTTTTGACTTTGTGTGATATCACATGGTTCCACTATAGAAGCATAAGAAATAGTACTAGAAGCAGCTATTTTTTGTGCTAAACCATCATCAGTTTCTTGAGAATATATAATCATTAAGTGTCCCTTTTATTCGTTATTCAATGTGCAATAAAAACTAGACTTAGCCTGCTTTTGATCATCAACAGACAAGTCTCTATTTAATTGTGAAGCCAACTGTCTTAACCATACACTATAAGTGGTCAACTGTGCATAATTTAAGTCATTTAATTTTTCCGTAATTGTGTCAGAATTTATTGTGCAGAATGGTTTGACATTGAAGAGAATACTACTTTTGACGTCTTCAAGCTCTTTTAGTTGATTATTAGATAAACTTCTGAGATTATTTTTTCCAAAGAAATCAAGTAATATTGGGTTTATAATTTCGCTTATCTTTCCCTGAGCTTCGGTAGCCCATAACTGCAATGATGCTCCTGTCTGGGGCGAGAACGTTCGTTCTTTTCGTTTCTCTGCATCTTTTGATAATTTGGGTCGTCCTTGCTGCGGTTCTCCAGGCAAAGATTCTGGCGAATCTTTTGCCAACTTTGTTGGTTTTGGCTTTTCCCGCATTTCGAGTGAACTTTTCTCTCCTTCTTTCTTAGGATCTAGTTCTAGTCCAACTTCGCTAGGTGTAACAACTCCGCTTTGTAAAGCGATTTTCTTGAGTGCGTTTTCCGGTTCAGGATCATGATATGGACTAGCTTTCCCAACCATTCTGTCTTTCTTTCTATCTCTAGCTTCTCTGTTTAATCTTGTTTTTTCCATGTCTGGATCAAAACCGAATCTAGTCTGCAACAGTTCATCTGATACTACATTACGATCTGCTAGTTGAATTAGTAGAGCTTTTTCTGATTCTTCGTTAGATAAATCCATTCTATCAAATTCTACTTTAGCTGGTGCTCTAAAACCCATAGCTTTTTGAACTAGTGCGATTTCTCTTTCCCAAAACTCTGTTAACATGTCTCTACCATATTGTAATCTTTGTGTCAAAGTTTTCAAACTAATAAAGTTGTTTGTTGTACCAGCAGCCCCAAAGGTTCCAG